CGGGAATTGTCCTACCCGCTAGGAAACTTTCTGATGTGAAATCCAGCAACACAAATGTTATAGTATTACTATGACCTCACGATTCCATGCTACCACCTAGGTCCGTGTTCGTCGACGATTCGTCTTCCAGTCGGTCAGGTGCAGTAGAGAAAGGAGCGTGATTTTCGGGAAATCTAGTTGGGAAGGATGGAATCCACTTTGGATTCCATCTTCTCCTATTAACGATTCCATATCCTTCCATGAAGGATTTGTTAATCGTTAAAGAGGGTTTACAGAACAATGTTCCGACTTCCTTCGACAAGATTTCTCTATCTATCCATAATCCATCTCTCATTACTTCAGACAAATTTGTGGGTACTGAAACTTTCAGTAAACACTTGGCGTCGATGTGTGATAAACTTTTCACCATCTTTGCCAATATTTGGCGAGCACGAGATTTTGGATTTATAGTAGACTGTTTGAAAGTGTCCGAAAGTAATGCGACATACGCATTTTCTTTCGAATCAATGCAGGGTACTGGTTTTAAGAGGTTAACATACCTCTTATCCATTACCTTCTTGATTCTCCTATTACTTGGCTCCGTACTGGCGCCCTCAACCGACGCGGATTCGCGGGATTCTTCCCACGCCTCCTGCGTCGAGATGAGGCTGTCGTACAGTCCAAGGTAGCTAGCTTTGATCATAGCGCTGGTACGATGCAATAAGCCTCGTTCCCAGACTGTGCCCTTGTTAGCTTCCATAGGAGACTCTCTAAACAGTTTCAATCTTTTGAGATGATCTTGCATATCTGGAAGCTCAGCTACATTAGTCAGCCTGAGCGGGAGGCCTAAACCTCCCGCCCACGTCGGCATGTAGCTCAGTTTCATTTTAAGCAATTTCTTCTCGAAGAAACTTGGCATTAAAGCTCGTATGGAAAGGATGATTGAATCCACATAAGATTCAACATTCCTTTGGTATGTCTTCCACGTCGGATTTTCCGAATGGAAGGAAACCTTTTCCATCATGAACTTTACTTTCCTTTCTAATTCTTTCGCCTTCCCCATTAGTGGGTCTGGTGTCGAGAAATTCGACACAGATCCCATCTTTTGGAATTGGCTGTGAAGTCTTAGCATAGGAGTGTCCAAGTATATATCGTCTAGAATCGATGGATGCATACCAAATCCTTGGCAATAATGCACGAATCTCTTTGAGATTCTGTACTTATCCCAAGATATTTCGTATCCCATCGACTCTTGAAATTTTGGAATTGCTTTCAAATCTTCAAAGGTCCCTATACCTGTGTGGTCATCACCAGCACATGCATAGTGGACTACGGTACTGGACCATCCGAAGTGATCTCTGATCCTCGGTGGTGCCATGTAACGGTCTTTGTAGACTTGGTAGCTAACTTCCAATATGCTTTTAAACCCTACCTTAGTAGCTTCCCATGCTCCAATACTAGCGAGCGTGAGGACTACTTTGGTTAAAGGTTCACCCATTAGGATTCCTACTTTCGTTAGGAACGTAAATAAGGTGCCATTCCGGGATTTCCCGGTTTTGGTCACTTTAACGTCCAGATCTCTGAGAGCACGCTTCTCATTGTCTGTTCCTCTATAGGTGAGTAATCTTGGACTACACAGC